CAGCAAAGTTGGGTGATAAGTGGTACTAATAAAGAACTATGCACACAACCTTGGTTAGTTCATAACGTAAGCAATACTATTAACATTAAACCAGACGAGTGGGAAGAAGTAGAGAAGTATATCTATAAAAATAGAAAGTATTTCTGTGGCATTTCTTTGCTACCTATTTCTGGCGATAAGGATTATCCTCAAGCGCCGTTTACTACAGTATACCTACCAAGCGAGCAGGTTGCGCATTACGGTGACGCATCATTGTTTGTAAGTGGACTGATCGAGGTTGCACTGACACTTTGGGAAGACAACTTGTGGGCGGCATGTGACAGTCTACTTGGAGTCGGAGAAAAAATTAAAGGTAACGGTAAAAAGGCTTGGTCTGATAGGTGTAAAAAGTTTGCAGGAAAATACTTTGACGGAGACCTAAGACAATTAACCTACTGTATGAAAGATGTATATAACTGGAAAGAGTGGGTTGACATGAACCGTGAATATAAAGACGTTGACTTTACAAACGTTATCGAGGAAACCAACAATGTTCAACCAGAGCAGGAGATTGCCTGCGCAGGAGGTAAGTGCGAGATATGAGTAATCCCAGACATTCAGACGAAATAGCTAGAGAGCAAATGTTAAATGAGTCTCAACTAAAATCACGAAAACATAGAGCGCCTTTCCCAACTTGGAATGGTCCGGTATTGAACGTTAAAAAACTTCATGAAAACGCCACTGTCCCAACCAAGGCAAACGGATCGGACGCTGGATATGATCTTTACGCTTCGCATGGAACTATACTTCAAAAACATTCTCATAAACTAATCAAGACAGGAATTGCTATGGCTATTCCAGAAGGTTATGTTGGGCTGATCTGGCCTAGATCTGGCATGGCATACAAATATGGCATAGATGTATTTGCTGGAGTTATAGACTCATCTTACAGGGGCGACATTGGAGTTATACTTTACAATGCTCAATATAGCAATTATACAATAGAGCAAGGAGATAGGATAGCACAGATATTATTTCAGAAAGTAGAGGATTTTGATTTAAACTTGGTAGAAAATTTGGACGATACCAATAGAGGGATGGGAGGATTCGGCAGTTCTGGTAAATAACACTAACACAAGGCACATTTATGACGAAGAGAAAAACCAGAAAAGAAAATGTATCTCCACAAAAGGTTAAGGTCGTAGAAGCAAAAACATCTAATCAAAAAGATTACATTAGAGCAATCATAGAAAACGATGTTATATTTTGCACCGGACCTTCTGGTTGTGGTAAATCCTTTATTGCTTCAGGTATTGCGTCTGAACATTTACATCGCGAAGATATAGAACAAGTTTTAATAACGAGACCTCTAGTCTGCACAGGTAAGGATCTTGGCAGTTTGCCCGGAGACTTACTAGAAAAAATAGCACCCTATCTTCTTCCGATGCAAGAAAACTTTAGACACTTTTTGGGACGTGCATACTATGGAATGTACTACAACGAAGGTAGGATAAAATATCAACCACTAGAAGTCATGAGAGGTTCTACATTTCACAATACATATATGATATTAGATGAGGCGCAGAACTGCACTTGGGAACAGATTAAAATGTTTATAACCCGCATGGGTCAAGGTAGTAAAGTTATTATTAATGGTGACATTAGACAGACCGACCTTAGATCCAAAAGCGGGCTTGAAGAAATTATTGATAAACTACAAGACCTTGAAGGTGTAGGTATTTGTAGGCTAGGGTATAGTGACATACAAAGAAATGGGATATTAGGACAAATATTAAATAGGTTAGAGAACTAATGCCAATATATGATTACGAATGTAGAGACTGTGGAGCAGAAGTTAGTGATGTGTTCCAAAAGGTTACAGATCCAGAGTTAAAGAGGTGCGAAGCTTGTGGCAAGGATTCTCTTTACAGGGTGGTTACAGGCGGGCTTCACAGTTTCATGGCGGGTAGCAATACAATAGGAAGCGTTGCAGACAGGAATACACGCCTTAATAAAAATCAAATCAACGAGATGGAAGCTATGAAACGAGAAGCTAACCCAACTCCTGATAAACCTTGGTATCAAAAGCAAGGTAGTAAATCTATGAAAGACATAAACAAGATGAACGAAAAACAAAAGGCTAAATATATTATGGAGGGAGACTGATGGACTTTACTATAACTGGACAAGAACCAAAAAGAGAGCATGTCTATATAAACAAAGACGGAAAGATCATACTCAACGATAGAGACAAAGTGTATGCTCAGGTTCTAATACAGGGCGACAGAGAAACCCATTCTATTGCAACCTACCAAAATGCCCCACTAGACCCTATGGGTAGATACCAAAAGAGACAAGCTTACCTAGAAACAAAAATGCAAAAGGTGTCAAAGAAAACATTTGATTACTATATAACTTACTTACAAACTAACAATTCTATTTATTTAACAAGAACCAATAGGAGTTATCAAAATGGCTAAGACCGGACCTTTAGGAGATGTGGAAAAATTTTATCTTGAAAATAAACATCAAGAGTTTACTGTAGAACAACTTGCAAAAAAGCTTAATAGACCAAAAGCAACAGTAGAAAAATACATTGAAAAAGCTAAGAGCCAAACCGTTAAAACAGAAGAAAAGCAACCAAATCTGTTTGCATCCAACAGAGGTTCGACTGTCATGACACAAGCCGCTTCGGAGCTTGGGGACGAAATTAAAAAACAGAATAGGAAAAGACAGCCGAGCGCAAAATGCACGACGAACATCAAATAACTAACAGGCAAAAGTGGTCAGAGGTATTTAGAACAAACATTAGAGCTACGTGGCTAATTGTCACGCTCAAAGATGGTACTGAATATTTTATTGATAGCACTGATCGTTGGCATGAATTAAAAAGGTATTGTGATAATAACGAAGTCTTTTTAAGTAAATTAAGTATTCAATTCAAATCTCACAGAGAAAGGGTTGACATAACAGGTATTGATGGTATATACTTTGCTAAGTCTGTAGTAGGTATGCTTGGTTCAGAAAGCAAAAATACATATACAATTGGTAAGATTAAAGATGGCGTTGTTCATAAAACGTTGTGGCTGATACCAGAATTAATAGTTGAAAGAGAGTTTGAAGATCATGAGTCGGGCTGTTTTGAAGAATCCATTATCTATGACAAAAAGAAAAAGAACTGAAAAAAGCAAGTATAAGCACCAGTCAACTGGCGACCATTGTACTTGCGCTTCTTATTTAGCAGAATTAATGTGTTTAAGACTTGCAGAACACAAAAATGAAGGTAAACTAGGGTATAAGTTTTGGAACAAGAAACCTTGGGACTGGACTTTTAAGCAACAATTGTTTACTGCAAATGCTCTTATTAAAAAGTATGGAGAGGTAGCTGTGGTTAAAGCGGTTAACTCTCCTTATTTATCTAAGGTGTTTTCGTTAAAAAACAAAAGGGTTGTTCCAGAAATCAAAAAACAACTCAAGTTGATTGAAGATAATAAAGATAAAAAACAAGAGCTAGATGTTAAAGAAGAACCGAAGACTAGGAAAAAGACATACGGTAAGAAATCTAAATTTAATAAGTTGAGAGGATTAGATGGCAAAAAAGAAAGCGAAAGCTAAATTTGATGACGACATTGTAAGTAATCAAGTCATTGCTAAATATGGTGATATTGTAGAACAAGGAACTAAAGTTTTATCAGATCTACAGACTTTTAAAACAATAGGAATTTCACCAGCACTAGACTTGGCGCTTGGTGGAGGTCTTAGAGAGGGTAGTGTAGTCGTAATGACTGGAGACCCAAAGACCGGCAAGACAACTACATCTCTTTACTTTGCTGCAAAAGCTCAACTTGCTGGCAAAAATGTTGTTTATTTTAATACAGAAGGTAGGCTAACTAAAGAAAACTTCACTGGCATAAAAGGTCTTGATGCAGATAAAATCAAAATTATTCAGGCTACTGACAACAAACCTGTCGTTTCTGCTGAAGAGTTCTTAAATTCCCTAGAGCTATATGTTAAAAACCAACCAGACTTTGTGGCTATCATTGACTCTGTATCAAACATGGTTCCGCAAGACGAGCTAGACGGTGAGGTTCGCACAGGAGTAAGGGCGCAACTCCCACGGTTATTGTCTATGTTTTTTAAGCGCATCAGCAATGATGTAGCAAGAACTAGGGCGATTTTAATTTTTATAACTCATAACATTGCAAATACAGGTGGTTCGCGCTGGTCGCCAGCTAAGATGGCTGACGCTGGTAATATGCTTCAGTATCAAGCGGGTACTAACATGGTAATTACCCACAGAGGCAAATGGGAGGAGACAGACGCATCTGGTAACGATGTCGGTCAAGTAGCAAACTGGGTTGTAAAAACTTCTGCTGCGGGAGGTAAACCTAACTCTAATGCTGTGTCATACATTAGGTACGGAACTGGCATTGATGAAGTTAGAGAGTTATGTGAAATTGCAAATGAGCTTACATTTATCAAACAAGCTGGCGCTTGGTACACAGTGACTACAGCCATAGAAAACCAAAAAGACCCAGCTATACAGGCTCTACTAAAGAAGAATGATGTAGACGTAGAAGATGCAGACGCAGTAGAAAAATTCTTTAAGTTTCAAGGTATGTCAAAACTCGGTGAGTTTATAGAACAAAACGAGGAGATACAACAATTTTTATACGAAGAAATAAGAAATGTGCTATGAAAGTGGTTGGTTTAAATGGTCGTGAATATAATTTAGATTTAAAAAAATATATTATAAAAAACGACGACAAAACAGTTAAATCAAAATATCATATAGCAGCAAGAGAATTATTACATGAAATGTTTTCAGGTTACAGTATTTTAGAAGAGGTAAAATTACCGGGGTCAAGAGATCCAGCTAAGAAGTCTACTTTATTTCTAGACTTTTTTATTCCCAACTTGCAATTAGGAGTTGAAGTTCATGGACGACAACACTATGAGTTCTGCAAGTTTTTTCATAAAACCAAAGCTGGGTTCTTGACTTCGCGTAAAAGAGACTTTATAAAAGAAGACTGGTGTAATTTAAATAATATAGAGTTACTAGTCCTTAAATATTCAGATAGCATAGAAGACTGGAGAACGCAAATTGACAGCCGCTGAAAGATTGAAAGAGTTTCTTGACGGTATTGACTCTTACATAACCGCTAAAAATATAACCCCTACTAAATTTAATCCTGAGTTTGCTATGGCAGAAACTTTGTCACTAGAAAACCTAGACAAACTAACGCAAGACGAGTGTTTTGGTTACGCATATCAGTTAATGCAGTATGTAGATCACGTTGGAACAGAACGCGCCCAATGTGAAAATGTGATACGTTGGTGCGAAGGCTCTCTTCAGAGTATAATATCAGAAGCTTTGAACAGCGGCGCTTGGGACACATACGCCAAACACGAAACAAAGGTTGCTACGATTCTTAGAAACGATGCTTTAGCAAATAAAATCAACCAATGGAAAATAACTGCCCAAGGAAGACTTGAAAATATTAAGTCTAGAGAGTACAATATCAGAAGAAAAGCTGACATACTATTTGAAAAAGGAAAGAGAAAATGAAACAGATAAGCGATTCGTTTTTAAACGAATATTCTTACGATTTTTTGTCATCTATAGACATAGGAATTCATAGAGCGTCTTTAAGTGCATATTTTCAAATGTGTAATCCCGACCCTGCGAGTACTATAATAGCATTTGACGTAGGCAGTAACGCTGGAAGTTTCATAAAAGCGTTGCAGAGCTACGGGTTTAATTCTCATTGTCATTGTTTTGAACCTCACCCTGTTTTATATAATCATTTAAAAAGTAGTTACAATAACATTTCCGTAAACGATTGTTGTGTTTCTGACATCAACGGAGAGCAAACGATATACATTCCAGATATTTCTGTTGGAATCAGCAGTGTTATAAATAGACCTGTGTTTCAATCTTTGGGTCAAGAAATATTTGAACTTAAAACTAAATCTGTAAAACTAGACACATACTGTTCTGATTTGAATATTGAAAAGATTGATTTTCTAAAAATAGACGTTGAAGGAGCGGAGAAGATGGTTCTTGATGGCGCTTCAGAAATGTTAAAATCCAATAAAATTACCTGTGGTCAATTTGAAGTTGGGTCAACGTTGGCTGACGCTGGAACTTCAGAGCAAGAAATAATTGAACTACTAAACAGTTTTGGCTACGAAACATTACATATATCCGCCAGTGATATGTTTTTTATACTAAAAGGTAAAACAAAATGATGGACAAAGATTTAATCAAAAACCTAACAGCAGAACAGAAACAGGCGCTACTTGAACAATTAATGTCTAGCCTGTCTGAAACAAAACAAGAGGTTGCACCCTCTGAGCCAGAAGAGCCTGCGCCTTCTGAAACTCAAAAAGCTGAAAATGATTTTACTATGCATAAAAATAATTCTAAACCTAAAGGAAGGAGAGAACCTGTGAAGTTCAAAAAGAACGCTTGGCAAGATGATGGGCTTGAGTTTTCTGATGTCGATACCCCTAAAATTAAAAGAACGCCAAGAAACAGAAAAAAGGCGAACTTAGTAGAGGTAGAGTGCCATGTCTGCGGCAAGCTTTTTAAAATGAATTCAAACTTAGTTTATGGCGAATACCACAGGTGCAACCGATGCGGCGGTAAATGAAATGAAAAAAATATTGCAGGATCTCGGAGCAGAGAGAGCGGTTCTTGCCGGTCTTTTCGCTCACGGTTTAGAATCATACATTGAAGTTTCCGACCTGTTAGAACACAGTAGCTTTGCTGCTCATAACAATCAAATTATTTATAAATGCCTTGAGAAAATATTCACTAGTGAAGCAGAAGTTGATATTGCCTCTATAATATCTGCGGCTGAAAGACTAGGGTTTTCTGAAATCTTTCAAGACACAAGAGAGTTAAAGTACATAAAGTCTTTGATGGATTTTCCTGTCAAGAAAGACAACGTGATACATTTTGCTGCTCAGATTAAAAAGTTTGAACTAGGTAGAAAAATACAAAGGTTGGCAAACCAAATATCTTTTGATGCAGAGCAGATTACAGGCGATGAAGACATTGATGAAATTGTGTCTATCATTGAGAATCCGATTGTAGAGTTCTTAAAAGAAGACGATAGTAATAGCAAGCCTGAAAAGATAGGCGAAGGCGTAGATGAATACATTGAGTTTTTGCTTGAAAACAAGTGTGATCAACTGGGTATACCAACCGGCTTTGACAGATATGACGCAGCTATTGGTGGCGGTCTTCGTCGTAAATGTGTAGACTTGATTTCTGCAAGGCCCAAGGTTGGTAAATCTGTATTTGGCGATAATGTTGCTGTGAATGTAGCCAAGACTGGCGTACCAGTTCTCATGCTTGACACAGAGATGAGCAAAGAAGATCACATTAACAGAATCATCGCCAGCATAAGTAAAGTTCCAATTAACGATATTTCAACAGGATCTTTTGAGCATAATGAAGACCAGCACATCGCTGTTCAAAACGCAGTAGAAGAAATTAAAAACATTCCATATACATACGCTACAGTGGCAGGGATGCCGTTTGAGTCCATCTTAAATGTTATAAAAAGGTGGGTGCTTCAAGAAGTTGGCACAGATGAAAACGGTAGAACAAATGAGTGCCTAGTAGTATATGATTATCTTAAACTAATGTCTTCTACTTCTATAACTAATAACATACAGGAGTACCAAGCGCTTGGCTTTCAAATTACGAATTTGCATAATCTTGCTGTTAAGTATGATTTTGCTTGTCTTTCTTTTGTTCAGTTGAATAGAGATGGTATCACTAAAGAGTCTACAGATGCCGTAAGCGGTTCTGACAGGCTAATCTGGTTGTGTACATCATTCTCTATATTCAAAGAAAAGTCAGCAGAGGAAACGGCAGAGGACGGTCCACGCGCAGGAAATAGAAAACTTGTTCCTATTGTTTCTCGTCATGGACCGGGAATGCAAGATGGAAATTACATAAATTTAAATATGAGTGGGCAACACGCCTTGCTTACAGAATTAAGAACTAGAGATGAGCTTGTCGCAACTGGAGGGGCCGATGCCATCGAAGGTGCAGAATTACCTTTTGAAGAGGAACCCAATGAGTTATAAAGCACATTTCAAAGGCGGGCCAAAACATGGCGATACAGTTATAGTGTCAATCGTTCAGAAAGTTTATAGTGTCACAACCGTATACGATACGAGCGGTTTTAGAACTAAATCTAAGTACAATTTAGTAAAGCAAGAAGATGAAAATTTATATTACATGTTAGATGAAGAAAGATTTGATGGAGTTGATCCAACTCCTTTTGAAAGGAAACCAAGATGAGTATTGTGCCGCTGTTTATAGCAACGCTGTGCTATGTACTAACTTGCCTGTCAAACCTAAAGCAAAGGGACTACCCCCATGCGCTGGTTTGGTTTGCTTATACCCTTGCTAACTGTGGACTACTTTGGTATGAATGGAACAAAACAAAAACTTGATTTAAACGAAGTTAGAGATATTATCTTCAAAGACTTGTTCTTGCTACTAAATGATCTAGAACTAGACTATCAGACCAAGAACAACAACGTCTTCATGAGGTGTCCGATACATCATGGCGACAACGATAACGGTTTGTCAATATCTTTGACGCACAAAAACTGGAGGTGCTGGACAAGAAGTTGCCACGAAGATAGTAGCACTAATATATTTGGATTTATACAATCTATATTTACAGAAAGAGGTCAAGATGCATCTTTTTCTGATGTGTTAAGATATGTGTGTAAACTATACAACATAAGAGATACAGAGAAGAAGAAAGAAAAAATAGAAGACCCTTACAAAGATTTTAGTGAAATTGTGGAAATCTTTAAGGATAATACCACACTTAGCTCTATAATAGTAGAGGATATACGAACCTGCGGGAACTCGCCTTATTTTGAATCCAGAGGTTTTTATACCAATACTCTTAAACATTTTAGCGTTGAAGAGTGTGTAGAAAAAGGATCAGTAATGAAGGACAGGGCAATTATCCCTGTGTTTTACCAAGGAGAGAAAGTCGGTTTCATAGCTAGAGCTACTAAGCCTTGGCAGTCGCCAAAGTATTTGTTTTCAGAAGGTTTTAAGAAAGCAAATTATTTATATAATTATGACAAAGCATTAGTTAGATCTTTAGAAACCGCTACTCTCTTTCTGGTAGAAGGGCAGGGTGATGTTTGGAAAATGCATGAGGCTGGAGTCACCAACTGCGTTGGGCTTTTTGGTAAAGATATATCTAATAAACAGAAAGAACTACTGCTAAAAAGTGGCGCAACAAAGCTGGTTGTATTGACAGATAACGACCAAGCTGGCAGAGAGTCAAAGATAAAAATACAAAGAGAACTATTTAGGTCATTCAATTTAAAATTCCCAAAGTTTGTGGGTAAAGATATTGGTGACATGTCAATACAAGCTATACAAGATAACATTCTTTCAGATTTAAAGGGTATGTACTAATGATTTTAGGGATTTCTGGCAAAAAGCAATCGGGGAAAACCACTATTGCCAATATAATTCATGGACAGATTTTGCTTGCTAACAGCCTAGTCAAAGATTACAACGTCAATAACAACGGCAAGTTAATCATTAAAACTGTGGATTCGCAACAGGATGGAAACTGGGGTGAGTTTGACATTGAGCGCAAAGATGAAAGATTTGTAGAGTATGCTCACTACAACATGTGGCCCTATGTTAAGCTGTACAATTTTGCTGAACCTGTAAAAGACATGTGCATAAATCTGTTTGGTTTTACCTATGAGCAAGCATATGGAACAGACGAGCAAAAGAATCAGACGCTTTCTGATATTCGCTGGGAGGATATGCCACGTTTTCAAAACATGAAGCTGATGAAAAAGATGCCCATAGACGCAAAGAAAAGTTGGAATTGGCGTGAAGGAGAAATGACAGCGCGTGAATTTATGCAGTTCTTTGGTACTGATATAATGCGTAAAATTCATCCAAACGTGTGGGCGAACGCATGTATAAATAAAATCACAAAAGAGAATAGCAATCTTGCTATTATAGCAGATGTAAGATTTCCAAATGAGGTTGAAGCTATCAACAAGGCTGGTGGCAAAGTTTTGAGATTGGAAAGGAATGTTCACGAAGACAGCCATGATAGTGAAACTGCCCTAGACGCAGATAATTACGATCATAGTAAATTCTGGCATGTGCTTAACAATAGAGAGATGACTATTCAGGATACTATAACTGAAGTCAAATCTTTATTGGAGAAAATTGAATGATTGTAACTTACATCAGATCCTCAAGCTATAATAACTACGATTTCTGTCAAATGCAATACTTTCTAACCTATGTTTTAGGACATAGATCTGATAGTAATAAAAAAGCAGATATGGGTACTATGGCGCACAAGGTTATGGAAATACTTGCTGGTCTTAAAAAATTCCAACAAGACAACCCCAAAAGAAAATACTTGGTTATTGAGGATGACAAATGTGGTAAAATTAGAATACAAAAAGACGAATTATACAAAGACACGTTTGTTCACGAAATGTGCGAGTTAGCCACTGACGCATACGCAAAAGACTCTATTCATAAGTTTTATCCGGCAGACAGAAAAGTTATAGTTGAAACTGTATTTACATTTCTGACTCATTCTGATGGCTTGTTTGATCCTAGAAAGCGAAACATCTACCACCCAGAAGCGCAGTTTGACATTCCTATTGAGGAAGACTGGGCTAAGTTTGACTATGAAATTGATGGAAAAAAAGTTTCTGGACAATTAGCAATCAAAGGTACAATTGACTTGACAACCCTTATTGCTGACGATACAATAGAGGTAATTGACTGGAAAACTGGCAGAAGGATGGACTGGACGACAGGCCAAGTAAAAGATTATAAGAAGCTAGAAAATGATCCGCAGTTATTGCTTTATTTCTATGCTATTTCTAAACTATACAAAGATTTCCCCAACAGAATTATGAGTATCTTCTTTTATAAAGACAAGGACGGCAAGGTTGACCCCATGCCGTTTAGCATCTGTCTTGGCCCAGAAGACGAGAAAAGATTCTTGGGAATGTTGAAGAAACGATTTGAAGATATACGTGACAACGTACTGCCTAAACCTATAAGATCGGACAGGAATACATTTAAATGTCAAAAGCTGTGCCACTTTTATAAGAACAATTGGCCCGGAACTGACGAAAAAATGTGTATATTTATAGAGAAGAAGTTAAAAAAAGAAGGGATGGATCAAACCATCAAAGATTGTACAAAAGAAGGGTTTTCAATAGGTTATTACGAAGCACCGGGGTAAGGAAAAATGTTTAATCATATTCATATTGGCCGCAGGGCATTTCTACAGACAAGCCTTTTCGCCGCTGCTGGAACCCAGTATGCGCTTGGTGAACAAAAACACTACGAAAGTATTGAAGGTCAAGCAAAAAGCATGATCTTCATATACCTTCCGGGTGGAATGGCCGCTCAAGAGACGCTTGATCCCAAAACTGTAGCCCCTCTAGAGTATCGCGGCTCTATGAAAGCGATCAATACTAATGTTGACGGAATCCAGATTAATGAAAGGTTTACAAAAACCGCGCAGATCATGGATAAATTGACAATTATCAGGAGCATGACGCATGGAGAGGCTGCACACGAACGAGGAACAAACAGTATTTTCACAGGTTACAAGCCTAGTCCTGCACTCCAGTATCCTTCTATGGGTTCTGTTGTGTCTCATGAGTTCGGTTCTAGGGATAATCTTCCTGC